CTCAGAGACGCGCTGCATACTGTGGCCATCCACCGGCAGTAGACTGATACCCGATCTGATGCTGTACCCGTATTCCCATGGGCCATAGACAGATTCGTACCGGCAGCATGACTCATTCCACCGATCTGGTAGGTGGTCGCGCCGACAATGCAATTCTAGGAGTCTGTCTTCGTCCCATCGCTCGGTATAGTACGAATCCCATACCTCGATGCTCATGTCACCACCAGTGGCAGCCGTAGTTGTTGCTGGGCGGCCTCGATACGCTTGCGTGCTATCTCGAAGTAGCCAGGGTCCAACTCCACCCCGACGAAACGCCTGCCGGTCTGGACACAGGCGACACCCGTAGTGCCACTGCCCATGAAGGGATCGAGAACGGTCATGGTTGGGTTTGTAGCCAGGTCTATGAGGTACGCCGTTTGAAGAAGTGGCTTGGGACACGGATGGTCAACTCGGACACGGTTGGCGCCATACGGCGCCAGTAACTGAACGTGCCAATCCTTCTTGTAAACGCTAGGAGTAGTTCGGATCTTGCCCCAGAATATGACTGGATCCCATGAATATTGCACGGGCGTTGGTCTGTATTGAACCATGCCCTTGCACGCGGCAAAGATGCGGAAACCTTCGGGGAACCATTCATGCCAGCGACCACAATTGAGCATTGTCTGCCACACGAAAACTGGGCCATTGCCAACGAGGGGTATAAGTGCCTTGACGAACCGATTCATTAGCGCTCCGTAGGCATCTGGCTCGTCTGGCCAGGTTGCATTAGAGAAGTTGATCCCATACGGTGGGTCAGTCACTACCGCGTCTACGCACCCAGCCGCCAGCGTTGGCAGCACCTCAAGACAGTCGCCCCGATATAGCGTCACGTCGCCTGCCTGCCAGACCTCGAAACTCATGTCACCACCAGTCTGTCCTTTCGCACCTGTTCATATGCCGCCAGCGTCCTGGCCTGCTCAGCCGCCCGACTCGGCTTTGCCGGCCGTCCCTCTACCCCGCGCAAAATCGTATCTATCAGCCGACTGTGCCGCAGCACCGCCTCCCAGCCGTGGCGATGAGCCAGGGCGCGGAACAGAGCGGCGTGGGCATCGAGCATGTCGCGGCCTGGATAGTGCGATGGGTGGGCTCGGATATGCGCGATGGTATCGATGTATGCAGGCAGCAGGCTCATGGTTTGTGCCACTTCGGGCCCCGGGCGAAGTAGACGTACCAATGTCCATTGCTACTCCGTCGCGACTTGCTATTGGCTGCCGCTAGACCAATGTTGTCTCTGATAGTGCGCATGGCATAACTGCGGTACAGCCTGGCCTCCTCACGGCTGGCGAAGTCATAGCGAATCGCGGCTGTCTCCTTCGTCTGCTCGAGACGCAGGCATACGTCACGAAAGAACTTGTGCTTCGCCGGATCAATGGGCGTATTGTGCCGCATCTCTTGGCGTGGTACCTCCACTGGTGCCGACCAGATTATGTGTGCCTCGCTCATATCTCCTCTCTCCCGCTCACGATCAGGGCGTACAACACTCTCAGCGCGACGAGCTCGCCGTCCAGCCTGATCCGCTCGCTGCACTCCGACACGGCGTGCTTCTCGGCCTCGGTGCGGATGATCCAAATCTCGACGACATCCAGCAGCCAGGCCAACTTTCCCTCTGCACTAGCCATCGTCTTCCCCTCCTGGCCAGAGGTATTCCGTGGCGATGACTGCCTTCCCGCATACGCCACACCGCACATCACGGTATCGGCGGAACCCATGCCAGTACCACGGGTCGGCAGATTCACCCTCTCCACTCAGTAAGCGCATCTCTCCGTGGCCCACCCAGTTGCGCGGGTCTTGGCAGCATGGGCCCCAGTCGCCAGACTTGACCTCCCAGTCGGATGGCACGAAACCAGTGAGGGTGCCGCCCTCTGTGGCCAGCGGCAGCATCGCGTCGTATTTCCGCCAGCGCGCGCTCTTCGTTGTGCTCGCCATCGTCACTCCCCTCCTAGAGCCGACACAGGCATGGCTGGTAGTAGTCCGCAAACGGGAACATGCTGCCCTGCGCGGCGAACCGCTCGGCCATCTGTGCCAGGGTCACCTTGTCCATCCCCAGCGACGTGCTCACGCTCTTGCCCTTCTCGGCCCGTCTCTCGTCCGCCAACCGTTCCAGCCGTTCGGCTCGCTCATACAGGTGGGGGTGTCGCTCCCACAAGTCGCGCCACTGGCTCGCTGATTGGAACGGGCATAGCCAGCACCCCGACTTGCGCGGTACTTCCAATCCTGCCGCTTGGATGATCCGCACGCACCCCGATCGGTCTATGCCACGGTCTACCAGTGGCCGTTCCTTGAGTGGCTGGCGGTGCGCTTCCTCGGCGCTGATCCCCAGCAACAGGCTATCAAACTCGTAACCATTGGCGGCGCACCACCTCTGTAGTGGCTCCACTTTCCAGGTGCTCGTACACCAGCGGGTGCCAGGGAACGGTGTGACACGGTAGTGCTCGCAGAAGTCAATGAGCGACATCTTCCCCTTGCCGCGCCGCCACTCGTCCCCCAGCCGCGTGATGCTCAGGTCGTGTTTCGATAGCCAGTTGCTGAGATAGGCTAGATACTCGTAGGTATCTGGGTGCTCGGTTCCGGTGTCGGCGAACAGGATGTGACCACGCCATCCCTCGCTGGCCAGAAGGATCACAAGGGCCGTACTGTTGACACCCCCACCAAACGACACAGGACTATCCACCTGGCCACTCCCGGGCCAAGTGCAATGCCCAGCGTCCCCGCCGGATTGTCAGGTCACCGGTGGGCCAACCGTAGCGCACCCGGTCAGCCTCCGAGTAGACGAACTGCATCCCCTGCGACTTCCAGGGGTGCGCCAGCATCTGCTCCGCAATCTCACGCGCCGCGCCCGTAGGCCGGGCATTGCCATAGTAGGCGGACAAGACTTGCTCCCACGATTGCCCGGCTTCCCTGCGGGCGAGCAGCGTGTCACCCACAGCCACCATGCCCAACCTACCGATGATGCCACCCTCGCCCTGTAATACGGTGGCAATGCGGAGCGCGAGGGCGAAGGCGACGAGAGTTTCAGGCATTTCCGCTCTCTCGCTCATAACTGCGCTTAGCAATGGTGGCGTAAAACGGTTGGACGACGTCGTGTAGGAAGTCATAGACAAGTTTCCAATCCTCAACGGTCAGTGGTGCATCGGCGAGGCGACGGTGCCCCAACGGTTCATGCCTCTCTATACGGCGTAATTCCGCGCGCCTAGCGCACTCAGGGCAGCCATACTCGGAATCGTAGCGAAGCTTCTTGCCTATCTTTAGGCACTCCTCGCAGTGGGTGAAATGAAGCATCTTTACCCTTCCTTCTCATACTCATACTGAGTTGCGAGGCCGCCGGCCTGCCGTCCCTGTCGGGATCCCGGCGGCCCCAAACGCGGCCTACGCGATTGCCGCCTGCTGCAGATCCTCCTCCTCAACCCCATCCGCCTCGGCATCGGCGACGGCCACCATGCCCAACCTGCCGATGATGCCACCCTCGCCCTGAAGGACACCGGCCAGGACTAGAATCAACACTAACTGGGTCATCCTGCGCCGCCAACGATGGCTTCAGGCACGTCGCCCTCCTCAGCGGTTTCGCCGTCTGCTGGCCGCGGCGATCTTGCGGCGGCGGTGTCGGTATGCCTGGCTCTTGTACCTGCATTTGCTGCCCGGGTGGCGCGTAACTCTGCCGTCACTAATCAGGCCAGCCTGGAAAGACTTGAGGATCCTGGCCCAGACGGATGGGGGCGCTGCTCTCGGTGGCATGTCGGCCGCGTTGTCTAGAGTCGAGTCGAAACGTCGGTCACTCATGCCGTCACCTCCATGTCGATGGCTGCCAGGATAACTCGCATGGCCTCCGGGTCGTCCACCTGGCGCCAACCGCCGCCGACGTTGCCGATATTCACTGTTAGGGGTGCGCCTTTTCTGTCTAGCGTCACCTCGACCTCGGTGATCTTGTCGAGGGCGATGTGCAGTACTACCCCCTCTGTATACTGGCCGGGGATTCTCACCGTGACGAATCGCGGGGGCGACGTGAGCAGGCCCATACGGGTGCAGTCCTGGCAGGCGGCCAGTTTGCCTTGTAGGTAGCCCTCGTCATACCCTTCGTGCCGGGCATCATGCTGCATATCTGCGACGTACCTGTTGCTCTGTTCGCTCATGCCTCATCCTCCCAGCAGGAGCAGGGGAGCACCGTGGGCATCCCCTGCTCCTTGCCCACCACGAACCCGCACTCCGGGCACGTCAACTCGCCTGGCTCGTAGTCATAGCTGTCCCAGGCGTCAGTGGCACAGCGCGGACATTCGCCGTGACCAACGCACTCGCCGCAGGGATCGAACTCCTCCACAGTGGGGGGTGAGAGACTTACACCTGCGGGGCCGACGTCGTACTTGAACGTGGCGCCGCCCCACCCCTCGCAGTCCGGACAGTGGGACGGCCACTGCTGCCGCCAGGCTTCGCGGGCCTGGTCGCGTTTCGCCATTGCCTTCGCGCAGGTAGGTTTGTGTTTGGCCATTTGGGCCTCCTCAGTGGCGATTCTACCGCCAGACGCCCGGCCTAGGGTCCGGGCGTTTCGGCCTGGTTAGTAGCCCGCGCCTTCGGCCCGGTTGGCACAGGCATCGCACTGATAGTGCTTGGCTACATCATGTGCCGTGAGCCTATCCGGTTCACCGCAAGTGGGACAGGGCATCGGCGGATACCGAGACAGTCATATCTCACTCCTTCCGCAGTACAGGCAACGCGCCCCGGTAGGCGCGCTCGTGGGCGCACCCGGTTCCTGTAGTTGGAGTTCAAGGGCGCGCAATCCCAGGCCCAGGGCGACGGCCATCAGGTCCAGGTGATTCGCCACACCAAGGGTCTCAGCGGCCAACTTAGCACGGGTCACGACCGACCGGCGCAGGGTTAGACGCACACGCTGGTTCGCGGCACTGATGGGCATGGGGCACTTCCTGCGGGATGGGACAGGAACAGGGGCGTCGCTGCTCACGCCCCTATCTGGAACAGTCCGTCTATGAGCGGTCGGCACTCCGGGCAGCCCCGGTGTACCTTGCGCAGCACCTCGATGGTCGGTCGCTGCTTGCCTTGCTTCCAGCGCGTGAGCTGAGCCCGGTCGATCCCCAGCGCTAGGCTTGCCCGCCGTTTGTTCCCGTACACCTGTGCCAGCACTGTCACCAGGGCGGGGCCGATGTTCTCATACTCTAACGTCTCCATAACCATGCTCGCCTCCTGGCCCCATTCTAGCACCGTAGTTGCGTGAAGGCAACTTGACGGATGGCAGGGATGGTGGTAGTATGAGTGGTGGAGGCGCGATGACAAAGGCGCGGTTGCAGGGATGGCGCAACAGGATCGTCCAGCATGGCGAGAAGCCGGCCTCGGATTTCCTGGCTTCACACCTGAATTGGAGGATCCACCCGAAAGCGCAAAGGGACGCCTTGGCCGGCGTGCTGGATTCCGTGGGCTGGGTACAGGACGTGATCGAGAGCGCCAACAGCGGCGAACTCCTGGACGGTCATTTGCGCGTATCTCTGGCTCTGAGTCGGGGCGACGAGACGCCGGTGCCCTACGTGCGGGTGGACGTGACGGAAGGTGAGGAGGCACTCATACTCGCGTCACTCGATCCTTTGAGCGCAATGGCCGTGGCTGACAAGGGCAAGCTGGACGAGCTTCTGCGGCAGGTGGATGTGGGCGACGCCGCCGTGCAGCAGATGCTGGCGGAGCTGGCGGCTGAGGCAGGGCTAGACTGGGGCAAGCCGGAAGTGCCAGAGGACGTTGGGGCGCAGTTGGATAGGGCGGAGGAACTGCGGGAACAGTGGCAGACCGGGCCTGGCCAGTTGTGGGAGATACCGAGCAAGACCGTGCCTGGCAAGTGCCATCGGCTGCTGTGCGGGGATAGCACGAGTGCTGAGGATGTGGCGCGGCTGATGGGCGGGGAGCGAGCAAACCTTCTGGTGGCTGACCCACCATACAACGTGGGCATTGAGTATGGCGAGAGCACAGATGATGGGAAAGACCTCGCGGAATACCGCACTTTCTCCGAATCGTGGTTCACCCTATGGCAGAGCATAAGCGACCGCCAGATAGTGACGCCCGGTGGTGTCAATCATGTTCAGTGGGCTCGGTGGTTTGACTCGCGGCATGTGGGTGTGTGGATCAAGACAAACGCACTGACGAGGGGCCGCGTGTCTAACTCGTGGTGCTGGGAGCCCATGTTCTTCTTTGGCGGGCGGTGGCCTAAGAGCCGCGCGAACGATGTGTTTGATTACCCCATTGGGCAGCAAGCGGATACTGCGAACCATCCATGTCCCAAGCCGTTGAGACTGTGGGTTGACCTACTGGAACACTACAGTACCCCGGGCGATGTGGTAGTAGATCCCTTTGACGGCTCAGGCACGACCATCGTTGCCGCTGAACAGACGGGGCGGGTGGCTTACTGCGTTGAGTTGGAGCCCAAGTATGTCGCCGTTGCCCTAGAAAGGATGCAGGGATTAGGTCTTACCCCGCAGTTGTTGCAGGACTGAAATGACCGGAAATATCACGATGCCTCTTGGCTTGGGATGCCCAGAACTTAGGGGAGTTGCGCATCCCACAGGAACGGCAAAGACCAGTTTTGCCTCTGCCCTTGATGACTATACCACAGACAGCACAAGTGTGGCGCCGTACTCCTCTCAGGGGGAGGCGGGCGCCGTGGATGATCGAATGGCAAGGGGCGCAGACCGTTTTGCCATTGCCAAGTTCAAAGGCAAGATCGGGGTGAGTTTCCCATGTTTTGACGTGATGGGCGTGCAAGTGCTCCGTGGCCCCGCACCCCTGGCAGGTATAGTTGTCCCGCTCAAAGACGGCATTGCGCCATTGCTTGTACCGCCAGGAACGCCGCCTGTGTGCGGCCAAGGTGGTCTCATCAAGCCGCGCTGCCAGATAGCGACATTCATCGCCGCAATACTTGGAGTGATGCCCACGACGCTGTTTGAATGCCTTAGTGCATCGCTGGCAGGTAAGGATCGGCGCCGCATTCCATGTGGAAGCACATGCAGGAGAACAACAGACAATCTGGTTGCTTGGAGCAGATATGAACTGCTTACGGCAAACAGGGCAGGTAAGAGTTCGGCAAGGATTACAGATGCAATGGCGAGAGGAGACAATTCTGAAGGGTTGGCTACATATCCGGCACTTGCGAATGAGTGTGTAGGTTTGCATGGCCGCATTATACCACACTTTCGTGCCCTAGAGCGCTTGGCTGGCATGGGGCTAGAACCGAGGCTGCTTGATGGCTGCTAAGTCCACCAAGCTTGAGGTCGCCCGCCGTGTCGAGGCCGTGACGCGGATGCTCCTGCGCGGCTGGCGCGAATCTCTCTTGTCGCTGAACTCTCTCTTGGCACTATGACTCAATGCACTGCGACCAGTAAACGCACGCGAGAACGTTGTCGCGCTTATGCAGTAAGGGGTCGCACCGTCTGCTACCACCATGGCGGCGCTATCCCGCGTGGTCTGGCTAACCCGCATACCAAGACGGGCCGGTGGAGCAAGGACTTGCCTACGCGCTTGGCTGCCCGCTACGAGGCCGCCATGGGCGACCCGAAGTTGCTGGTGCTCCGCGACCACGTGGCAGTGCTGGATGCCCGCGTGGGAGAGTTGATCGCCGGGCTGGACAGGGGCGAGGCGGGCCGCCACTGGACGTTATTGCAGGCCCTGTTGGTCGAGTTTGTGAATGCGCGTGCCGCTGGCAAGGTGCCTGAGATGGCCGCCTTGCTCGGCCAGATCACGGTGGCTATCAACGTGGGGGCGAGCGAGGCGATGCGTTGGGCTGAGGTGATGGGCACCATGCAGGTGCAGCAGCGGCTCGTCGAGAGCGAGCGCCGACGCATGGTGGAACTGCAACAAGTGCTCACCGCGCGGGAAGCGATGCTGCTCATGCACGCCGCCACCGGTGCTTTGCAGGAGGGGGTGAAGCGCTTTGTTGACGATCCAAAGGCGCAACGGCAGATTCTCAGCTTCGTCGGGGGTGAGTTTGCGCGACTCGCTTCTATCGGAGATGGTGACGTGGATACTGCCGACTGACGAGGCTGATCAGTATGTGGCCTGGCAGGAACGCTACCGCCTAGACTTCCCCGCTTTCCTGCGCGACTGCGTCAAGTGGCCCAACCCGCCCGCCGGCTTCCCGCGTGGTCCGGCGCCCTACCAGGTGGAACTTGGTGACTCCCTCTACTCGCAGGCACCACGCGGCCGCTTCGCTGCACGTGCTAGTCGTGGCGCTGGCAAGAGCGCTGGCGTTGCTCTTCTCATTCACCACTTTGCTCTCACCCGCGATACCGCCGACGGCGACTGGAAGATCCCGACCACCGCCTCTGTCTGGGCGCAACTGACGCACTTCCTCTGGCCGGAGGTGCACAAGTGGGCGCGCCTGCTCCGTTGGGACGTGATCGGGCGCCCGCCTTATACACGCGACGAGCTCCTGCTCACGGCCCTGAAGTTGCGGTATGGCGAGTCCTTCGCCATAGCAAGCGACCGCCCCGGTTCGATGGAAGGCTGCCACGCTCAGCACCTGATGTGGGTATTCGACGAGTCGTGGGCCATCCCGACACCATTCTGGGACGCCGCTGAGGGCAGCCTATCGGACGAGGGGGGTGAGAAGTACGCCGTCGCCATATCCAAGCCGGGCCCGGCCGTCGGGCGCTTCCACGACATCTGCGCCCGGCAGCCCGGCCTGGAGAACTGGCGTAGCCGCCACGTGCAGGCGGAGGAGGCCATTGCCGCCGGGCGCTTGTCCCGCGAGTGGGCCGAGCGCATGGCGCGCCTCTGGGGGGTGGGCAGCGCCCTATACCAGACGCAGGTCGCTGCCGAGTTCGCCGAGAGCGGCACGGCGGGGATCATCCCCCTGGAATGGCTGACGCGGGCCCAGGCGCGCTGGCACGACTGGGACGCTGCCGGACGCCCTGGCGACGTGCATGCCCACGGGCTGGACATAGCCGAGGGCGGCCCGGCGGGCGACGCCTCCGTGCTGGCCACGGTGCACCGCTGGGGCGGCGGGTTCGTCGTGGCGCCGCTGCGGACGTGGCCTGCGGGTAGCGATCACGCGGGCATGATGGAGGTGGCGGGGCAGGTGGGGGCGATGGTCAGGCCGGCGCGGGGTAGGCGGGCCGCGGTGTTCTACGACAGCATCGGGGTCGGTGCGGGGTTGGGGGCCCGCCTGAAGGAGCAGGGGCACAACGTTCTGCCGTTCAACGCGAGTGCGGGCACGAAGAGCGTGGACTCCGGCACCGGTGAGTTCGGGTTCGCCAACTGGCGCGCCTTCATGTGGTGGAATGCCAGGGAACTGCTGGATCCGGCCAGCGAGGTGACGCTGGCGCTGCCGCCCGACGAGGAGTTGGCAGGCGACCTGCTGGGGCCGGGGTTCAAGTACACGTCGGCCAGCCGTATACAGGTGGAGGCGAAGGTGGACGTGAGGGCAAGGCTGGGCAGGAGCCCGGATAAGGCCGACGCGGTGCTCATGGCGTTGGCGGGGCCAGCGTTGTGGTTGGAGCGGCAGCAGGAGGGCGCGGTCGAGGTGAGGTTCCCGCGCGAGAGGCGGGCGGGGGAGGGATTGTAATGCTGGCGTGGAATACCGACACTTTGGAATGGCAAGTCACATCGTGAAAGGGGATATTTACCGACAATACGTTCGCGGGGTGGTCACGTATAAGGACGGGCATGAGGATGTGGTTGTTCCCAGTATGCATATGGGTGCTCGCGTGTACTATGACCCTAGCGCGACCATGCCGCCGGGATATTATCTGTCATTGGCGCGGCAGTGCGTTATCGGCCTACGCAATCCTCTATTCGGCGAGGTAAAGGAGGTCTTGGAGGAAGTGGCACATGGCGATTACTTGTGTGCTGTGCGGGCAGTTACTGAGGAACAATTGGCGGGGGAGGGACTGTGAGCAAGATATTCGCCCTCGGTTTTGAGCCTGATGATCGTTCGCCCGCCGCCTGCCCACCCAGGCAGGTTGTGGCTTTACCCGCCGGGGCACCGGGCATTCTCGTGGACTGGGATGGGTGCTCGATTGTCGAGGTGGACCTTGTATCTATGCCGGGAGTACGGGAGGTGACGTTTACTCCCACTTTGCCCCGTGAGGGCGCCCCCGGCACGATGGGCATTGCTGTTCGCCAGGCGGGGGAAGTTGAGGAGGGGGAGGGACTGTGAGCAGGGAACGGAAGGTCGCCGAGGGGTTGTGGCGGGTCGGGTGTTGTTACGGCGGATCCGATCGGCAGATCATTTGGGTCAGGGCAAGTCAGGCCTATGCGCATCCGGATGGCAGTTTGGAGTTTACACGCACGGTCTTTTGCGAGGGGGGCCAGGGGCCGCTGAGGGTCTTGCTGATCGCACCGGGCCAGTGGGACACGGTAGAGTGCTGGGGTACGTGGATGCCTGATGGTGGGTGGCGCCTTTGGGAGCAGGCGATATGGACGGAGGAACCGGGCATTTTGAGAGGCGTAGGCGCGGCAATATCGTCGGGGCAATTGGCAGACACAGGGATCGTGGGCGAGGGCGTATGCGCGGATGTCCTTGTCAACGTTCAACTAACCGGCCCCGAGGCACGAGCCGCCCAACAACTTGCGGAGCGAGAGCGGCGGACCGTGCCCGGCATACTGCATCGGGCGCTTAGGGACTACGCCGCCCGCTTCAACTTATGGCCGCCGCCTCCGACTGACGACCAGATGCTATGGTGAACCGCCGTGATTTCTTGGCCATTGCCTTGCGCCTGCCCATGCTAGTGTTTTTGCCCGCCCCTGCCCTATCCTGCTTGCTGGCAGGTGATGGTAGTGCCATACTGCTGGAGGATGACGGGTTCATCCTGCTATCGGGTGAAACTGCTTGGTTACCCATCGTGTTTCGCAGCGGGGAGAGACTGGAGACTTAGATGCCGACGATCCGCCAACGCCTTGCCAAAGCCTTCCTTGGCCCGGAAACGCGCGCCCTCGACAACGCCCGTCGCACCCTCCTGGAACGGTTCGCCCAGATCCCCGATCGTATGCGCCCGGAACAGGTGGTCGCCCAGCTCCGCGAGCAGATGGACCCGCACCTGCTCGCCAACATGATCCGGGAGCTTGAGTACGTCCGCCTGGACTGGGGGCCGCCCGACGAGGCGGACCGCCGCCGGACTGTCCAGGAGTCCCGCTACCTGCTCCGCACCACTCCCCTCATGGATTACACCATCAACCTGTGGACGTCTTACCTGGGTCGCACCCTGGACGTTGTGCCGGAGGACGAGGCGGCCGCTGAGGTCTGGCAGGAGTTCTTCCATTCCGACCGCAACGCCGCCATCCTGGGGGAGCGGAACCTGCACAAGTGGAGCGACCGCGTGCTCCGGGATGGCGACGAGTTCCTGATCATCTTCGGCGACGAGTCGGACGGCACCAGCACCGTCCGCGTCCTGGATACGCTGGCTGTAACTGACAGGATCACGGCGCCGCAGGATGCCGACCAGACGGTATGGTACAGGGTAGACCGGCCCGGCGCGACCGGCACATATGAGACCGTCTACTACCCCGACGCCCTGGCCTGGTTGCCGGATACCGAGGACGTGGGCGACGAGGCCGAGTGGGGCTGGCGCGGGCTGGACAAGGACGGCAACCCGGTGGGGGCCGCCGACCTGCTGCCCGCCGGCGCCAAGCGGGCCGACGAGATGGGGGAGTTTACGC